GGCCAAAACGGAAGCCCTGGCGGCATCGGTACATCGGGCTACTCTGGCGTGTCTGGCTTCTCTGGCGTGTCTGGCTACTCTGGGTCGGCCGGAACCAACGGCGCCTCTGGAACCTCTGGTTACTCCGGTGCCTCCGGTACCTCGGGCTACTCCGGTACCTCTGGCGCCACGGGCGGCACCGGCGGCATCGGCACCTCGGGCTACTCCGGCGTGTCTGGCTACTCCGGCGTGTCTGGCGGCACTGGCGGAACCGGTGCCTCGGGGTACTCTGGCGTTTCAGGTTATTCAGGCACTAGCGGGTCTGCCGCAACAGCCGCGGGCAGTAATACCCAAATTCAATTTAACAACTCTGGTTCATTTGGAGCTTCTGCAAATTTAAGCTGGAATGGAACCGGCATAAATGTCGATGGTTCGACAGGGTATGAAGGAATTGCACTTTCCTCGTCTTCTGCCACTACGACCGACAATGCTATTTTTGCCTTTAAGAGAACCGCAACGCCGTCAGGTTCTCTTGTAACGTTCAACGCGGGGGCAATACAAGCAGGAGGTAAAGCGCAAAACGGGGCTGCAAGCTATTGCTATGACATCCAGTTTCGCTCTCAAACGGTAAGCGCGATTACAAGTTCTCAGACGGGTAGCGCGTACTTTACTTCGTACACAACGGACGCATCAAACATACCTCAGGTTCAAACACAATTCCAACTCAATCAAGCAAACTTTAAGTTTGTTTCAACAAACGTTGGAACGGCTGGGACAATGTTTAATATGTCCGCCACAAACATTGGGCCAAGCACAGGATATGACAACGTGCAAAGCGCAGGGACTGCATCGACTCGATACAGTGTTGTGTACGCCGCCACAGGAACTATCAATACTTCTGATCTTAACGCCAAAGAACAAATCGAATCTTTAAATGACGCAGAACTTCGTGTTGCTTCTTCAGTAAAACGTTTATTTAAAAAATTCAAATGGAAAGACGCGGTTGCTAAAAAGGGTGACTTAGCCCGAATTCACATCGGCGTGATTGCTCAAGAGATTGAATCCGCATTTAGAGCCGAAGGGCTTGATCCAGAGCGTTATGCTATTTTTTGCAAAGATGTTTGGTGGGAAAAGATTATCCCAAATCCCGATTACTACGTTGTTTGGTTCAAAGAAATGCCTAATCCAAAATGGGTTGAGGGAGGCAATGAACCTGCAACAATCATGCAAAGTTTTGATTATCCGGTTGAAGGAGGAAAAGAAGTTCCCCACGGAAATCCGGAAGTCCTTGAATACTTTTCAGAAGAAGTTGAAGGCGGCGAGCGTAAAGAACGCAAGGGCATTCGTTACGACCAACTCCTAGCTTTTGTGATCGCAGCATTGTAATGTGGACCCAATAACCGCCTTTGCCATGGTCCAGGGCGCCATCGGTGGCGTCCGTAAGCTGTGTGCACTGGTTAGGGAGGCGCAGGAGGCGGGTAAAGAGGTGGCCGACCTGACGGGGCAGGTCACCGGGTTTGTGAGTCAGGTCCTGGAAGGGACCGACAAGTTGCAGAAAGCGGAGCAGGAAGCCCGCACGAATCCCCCCAAGGGAAAGAGCCTGCAGGTGTTGGCGTTTGAGGAGGTTGCGCGCAAGCTGGAGCTGAAGAAACAGTACGAAGAGCTGCGCAACATGATCATCTATGAGTTGGGGCTGCCTGGAGGATTCTGGGCCGATTTTGAGGCCACGTTGCATCGCATGGAGCGCGAAGACATCGAGGCTAAAAAGCAGGCTGAATTGCAGAAAAGGCAGCAGGCCTTGAAAAAACAAAACGCAATCAACGCAGTGATTGATAAAATCGTGTATGTCATCGCTGTTTTGATTGTCATCACGTACATGAGTTTTTTACTATGGGCTATCCAACTTCATCGGGAGAATCAACTGCGGCTCTGGTGGGACTCGTAGTTTGCATGGTCGTCATTGTGGGGTTCATCACGGTGACGGGTTTTTTGTTTGCGGACTTGCGCGCGGCGCAGGGTGCAAACAAAATAGTTGAGCAGAAGGTGAACAAACTGCAACAGCAGTATGAGGTTGACTGCCGCAAAGAGGAGTACAAATAATGGAGTGGCTGAAACAAATTGCGCCGACCGCAGCCACGCTGCTGGGCGGCCCCCTGGCGGGCTTGGCGGTTGACGCAATCGGCAAGGCGATTGGCATGACCGACGCCACCAAGGACCAAGTCAAGGAGGCGTTATCCTCCGGCACGCTGAACGCCGAACAAATGACGGCCATCAAGCAGGCAGAGGCAGAGCTCGCGTTGAAGGTCAAAGAGCTTGACATCGACATGGAGAAGGTGCACGCCGGCGACCGCGCGTCTGCGCGTGACATGGCTGCCAAGACCGGCGACGTGCTGACACCGCGCATCATTGCGCTTGTTGTATTCGTTGTGTGGGGTGCGGTGAACTGGAAGCTGTTCAACGGCACCATCAGCGGCGACATGCGCGAGCTGGTGGCCAGGGCCCTGGGCACCTTGGACGGCACGCTGCTTGCCGTGGTGTACTACTACTTCGGCTCCTCCTCTGGCAGTAAAGATAAAACTGAAGCGATTGCGACCAAAAAATGAACCTGTCACCACACTTCACACTTGATGAACTAACTCACACAGACCACCGTGAGCTAGACAACACGCCGAATGCACAAGAAACCGAAAACCTCAAACGACTCGCAGCTTTCCTGGAAGAGGTCAAAACCGTCCTGGGGGGCAAACCAATCATGGTCAACTCCGCGTTTCGCTCCAAGGCTGTCAATGACGCTGTGGGCAGCAAAGACACTTCTCAGCATCGCATCGGCTGTGCTGCTGACATTCGGGTTCCCGGCATGACGCCGGACGAAGTGGTGCGCGCGGTCATCGCGTCGGGCATCGGCTACGACCAAGTGATTCGTGAGTTTGACCGCTGGACGCACATCAGCGTCCCCAACGGTGCCGGCGACAAACCCCGTCGTCAGGCGCTGATCATTGACAAACAAGGAACGCGAGCCTTCGTATGACAGCACAAGCAATGACGTACGACAGCCTAGTGGCTGACGTGATCACCTACTCAGAGCGCAACGACGCCGGCTTCATTGCCCAGATTCCCCGTCTCATTATGATGACGGAGCAAAACATTGCGGCTCAAATCAAGACGCTGATGCAGCTTGTCGTGGTTGACACCACGCTCACCGCGGGCAACGCGGTGCTGGAAAAGCCGGTCCGCTGGCGCAAAACAATCAGCATGAAAATCAACGGCCAGCCTATCGTACAGCGCTCGATGGACTACATCACCCAGTACCAGGGTGAGTCCGATAACGGGCAGCCGCTGTACTACGCCGAGTACGACTACGACCACTGGGCCCTGGCGCCGGTGCCCGACAGCGCGTACCCCGTTGAGATCATCTACTACAGCCGCATTCAACCCCTGGACCAACAGAACCAGGAAAACCTGCTGACCCGCGAGGCCCCGCAGGCGCTGCTGTATGGCACGCTGCTGCAGGCCCAGGGCTACCTGAAGAGCCTGGATAAAATTCCCGTCTGGAAGGGGTACTACGACGACGCCATTGCAGCCCTCACAGGCGAAGACGCCAAGCGTAAAACAGACCGCAACACAAACCGCCAGGATTCATAAATGCCGACATACACATCCCCATTTACCGGTAACGTCATCCAGCCGACAGACGTAAGCTACGCCTCCGTGGCGTTCACCGGCACGCTGCAACTGTATTGGCCGCAGTACGCAAACGCCACGCAGCAGGTCGCCACACGCATCATGGACCTGTCGGCTACATCGGGCGCTATTCTGGTGCTGCCCGACGCAACACAGGCCTCTCTTGGCCAGGATATTTTGATCCGCAACGTGGGCGCAAACTCCTTTACGGTTCAAAACTACGCCGGCGCCGGGTCCTTCACGGTCGCCCCGGGCAGCGCGGCTTACGTCTACCTCACCACCAACGTCACGCAGGGCGGCACGTGGGGCGTGGTGGCCTATGGCTCCGCAACGTCTTACGCCGACGCAGCAACGCTGGCCGGCAACAGCACCTCCGCCATCTTAGGCAAGCTGGAGGTGTCCCTCGTCACAAGCGAGTACGCAACGGCGCCGTCAATTGACGACACGTCGCGCGGCAACTGTTTTGTGTGGACCGGGGGTGCGGGAACCTGGACGCTGCCGGCGGTGGCAACGCTAAGTGAGGGTTGGTTCATCCTGGTGCGCAACAACGGCACGGGCGCGCTGACGCTCAACACGTCGGCCGTCGGTTCGACCATCGACGGACTGATAAGCATCACGCTGCCGCTGGGCGACTCGTGCTTTATTTGCGTGGACCGCGACCCAACCAAGCAGGACTTTTTCACCGTCGGTCGTGCGCGCACAAACAGCCTGACGTTCTCCTCGGCAACGTACGACGTTGACACGGTGTCGGGCTCCTCGCTGAGCCTTATCAGTAACACCCCCATCATTCAACGGTATACGGCGCTGAGCGGCACGCGCACAACGTCGCTGACTGTCACGCTGCCCGCGGTGACGCAGGTCTACTACCTGCTGAACGACACCAACCAAAGCAGCTACAACATTTTGTTCCAGGTGCAGGGAAGCTCACAAACCCCGTACAGCCTGCCCAACTCGACGCAGGCTATCGTGTTGAGCGACGGCACCAACATGTACCCACTGATTCAGTCCAACATCGGTCAGCTGATTGTGAACCGAGGAACGGCTGCGTCCCCCGCCTTCACGTTCTTCCTGGACCCCTCGTCGGGCATGTATTCCCCCAACAACTCACAGCTAGGGTTCAGCGTTGGTGGGCAAGACATCCTCATACTGGACGGCTCTGGCGGTGTGGGTAACTTTGTGTCCACCGTAGTCGGGCGGCTGCAGGCCAGCGTGATCTCTGGCGGGAGCTACTAATGGCCGATAACGCCGACGCAAATAAAATCTTTACCCTGGCCGTCAAGCCTGGAATCAAGCGCGACGGCACCCGGTTTGAAGGCGACCAGTATGCTGATGGCAGCTGGGTCCGCTTTCAACGCGGCAAGGCAAAGAAAATGGGCGGCTACCGCCAAATGTTTGCCACACCCACGGGCATCCCCCGCGGCATGTTGACAAACCCGTTCAACGGCGTCAACTACGTGTTCGTCGGCAACAAGTACGGCATCGAGGTCTTCAACACCGGCACAGACCAGGGCGTCGGCGTGGGCCCGTTTCCGATGGAGTTTAACCGCACGTTTGCGGTGACCGCGATCAACTCAGGCCTCAACACCCTGGAGGTTGTGGGTGACCAAACAGCGAACCTCATCAACGGCTTGGTGTTCTGGGCATACAGCACATCGTATGTAAGAACGAATTACACAATAAACGCTGTGCCGACGTACAACAGCGGCACCAACCGAACAACCATTCAGGTGACGTCGTTAACCGGGTTTCCCACGCCAGTTGCGCCGGCCGCCGTTGAAATTTACGCCTCGATCTACAACGACTCGTACCAAGTCACCAGCGTCAACTTCGGACTGAACTACTTGGTGGTGTTGGGTGACCAGACGACAATCTTTACCCCGGGCACAACGTTTTGGACGTACAACAACGTCGGCGTGCGCACCAACCTGACGGTCACCGCCACGTCAACCTACAACAGCTCAAGCAACGTCACGTCGGTGTTTGTTGCCTCGGTTGCGGGCCTAGCCGCCGCGCCGTTTGTGATCTACGTTCCAACAACCTTCACAACAAGCGACGAGTATTTGTGGCAGTTTGACATTGCCTATGACTCGACGGGCAACGGCAACTCCAAGCTGCTTGCACACCCCGGCAAGAACCTGCACAACATTGACAGCGGCAACAACGTGCCCCTGTATGCCGGCGACTTTCTACCAGACCCAACAACCAACCGCTACGTGATGACGCAGGTCCTGGACTCCACCGGAGCCACGCCGACCTACGCCTCGATTGACGTCAGCGGTGGCTTGGTTGTGTTGCAGCCCGTGCTGTTTGCGTACGGCAACTTTGGCCAGATTCGCAACAACAACGTAGACTTCACGCCAGCCGGCCTGGGTAACCAAACGTTCTCCGACTGGAACGGTCCGATCGCCAACGACGTCAACGTGGCGCCGGGTAAGATTATACGCGGCTACCCCGTGCGCGGCGGCACCGCCTCTCCCTCTGGTATCTTTTGGGCTACGGACTCGTTGGTGCGCGTGTCGTTTACCAGCACGTCGCCGTACTACTGGCGGTACGACACGATTGCAACCGGCATTTCCGCAATGTCGTCCAACGCCTTTGTTGAGATGGACGGCATCTACTACTGGGCCGGAACGGACCGATTCTACATCTACAACGGCTCGGTCAAGGTACTACCCAACGACAAGAACCTGAACTACTTTTTTGACGGAATTAACTTCCAGCAACGTCAAAAAGTTTGGTGCACCAAGGTGCCTCGCTACAACGAGATTTGGTGGTTCTACCCCAAGGGCTCCGCAACCGAGTGCACCGACGCCATCATCTACAACGTCAAGGACGAGCTGTGGTATGACGCTGGGCAGGCCGAGGGCGCCCGTCGCTCGTGCGGCTACATCACCGAGGTGTTCCCCCGACCCATTTGGTGCGGCTGGGAGTTCAACGGCGAGATCGGCATCTCGTACACACTGCTGTACGGCCCAGGCCACGCAACGTCGCCGGTGACCACCACGTCTCAGGTTATTGTGGCGGGTGACGCCACAACCAACCCGGCAGGCAGCTACATGATCTTCAACAACGACACGTCGTTTGGCAACATCAACCAAATTTCCGCCGCCGTATTCACAGACTCACCCACCGGGGGCACGACGCTGATCACCTTTGTGCGCCCCATCAGCACCAGCGTCACCACCGGCAGCGTGATGACCCAGGCCGCCGGCGGCTACACAATCTGGGAGCAAGAGTTTGGGTTGAACAAGATCACTGCGATCAACGAGTACGCGATTAACTCGTTTTGTGAAACATCCGACATCAGCTGGATTGGCGGCACGCCCGCCGAGGACATGGTGATTACCGCCAACCGGCGCATGCACATCACGCGCGTCGAGCCCGACTTTGCACAGGCGGGGGACATGACGCTGACGGTTGTTGGCCGGCCGTTTGCCCAGGGTCAGATTGAGGAGAACGGCCCGTTCACGTTCGCCGACACCGACGGTAAGATCGACCTGCGCGTCGAGCACCGGTTGGTCAGCCTGCGATTTGCCAGCAACGTGATCGACGGGGACTATCAGGCGGGTCGGATTATGATCACGGCTGAACTTGGCGACGAGCGTCCCTGATGCAGCTGATCGAGTTTCTGCCGGACTACAGCACCTGGGACGAGTGGAACGGGAACCTCGTGCACTACTACGCCGAGCAGGGCTTCCCGGTCCTGCCCGAGGACCAGTGGATGGACGTGGCCCGCGCGGTGTGCTACAACGCCGTGTTTGACCGGTACAGCGTGCCGTCGCCGGAGACGTTTACAAGCTGGCAAAACTGGGCTCGTGCGTTGACTGAATCGGTCAACGGCGACGGGGCGTGAGCCTTGGTGTAAATGGGTAATTCTCTATAGAAACCAAATCCCCAAAAATGGCAAAAACCAAACCCCAACCCAGTGTTCGTGAAATGGCCCGTCAGCTTGCCGCGCAAGGCCGCGGTGGTGACACCATGCTCGCACACATCAACCCGCAAGAAGCGGCGTTGCTCAAGTCCTTGGGTGGGGCGGGCACAATCAACCCAGAAACAGGGCTGCCGGAGTTTTGGAGTTTAAATATAGGCCCCATTAAAATCGGCAGTGATGGCGTAGATTACGATCCTGGGTGGGGCCTAGGAGTGGGCAACATTACGGGCAGCGGCGGATTATTTGGAAAAACAGCCGGGGCTATTGAAGGCATAGCTCAACAACTGGGCAACACGATCGAGTCAATTGTCAGCGACCCCAAGAAATTGGCGGCTGTCGGGATTATGATTGCGTTCCCGGGTGCCGCTGGTGCTGTCGGCGACTTCATTCTTGGCGATGCTTTAGCTGTTGATGCTCTAGTTGCTTCCGGCGCCATGACGGCCTCCGAGGCTGCGCTTGTAGGGACGGCATCTCTTGGTTCTGGTTCGGCGGCGTCGGCTATCGTGGGTCAAGCCGCTATCAATGCAGCAACTAATGGAGGCAATGTCGAGCAGGCTGTCAAAGCGGCGCTCATCCAACAAGGAATCCCTGCCGCACTGAAGTCTGACGTTATGCGGTCCTTGAATAAGGACATGGTGGATGTGCTGGGCAAATACGGTGCGCAAGCTGTTACGGATGCAGGACTTGCCGCCATTATGGGTAAAGACCCTGTGGCCGCTTTTGTTTTTAGCGGGGCTTCTAGTGCGGTGGGATTGATTACCCAACAAATCCCTGGGTTTGGCAATCTTCCAGAGGCGGCACAGCGTGCGCTAACCTCGTCTGTTTTAGCGGGCCTGACCGGTAAAGACGCCTCAACTGCGGCGGCGAACAGTTTGGTTAGCTCCATGATTAGGGGCGCTCAAACGGCCTTTGCTGCGGCTGAAAAAACTGGGGGTAAAACAATACTCACCGGAGATCAAATTAAGGCTATTGGTGAGAGCCCCGTTCAACCGACGAGTGGCGCGATGCTAGATAACACAATTAAGTACGCGCAACTAATGAATGAAGGCAAGGTACTGAATGACCCCAGTACTTTGACTTATGTGTCCTCGTTATCGCCTGCTGAATACGCGCAGGTCGAAAATTACCAGATGTCTCGGGTGCCGAGCTCTGGC